CACCGACGCGGTCGCCGAAAGGAGGCATCGGGACGGCGACGCATCCGCTCAGGAAACTAATCGCCAGAAAAACCCACGCGAGCATGACTGCGGTCGCGGCGACTTGTTTGGGGTTCATTTTTCTTTTCGCAGGAGATTGATCAATCCCACGAGGCCGAGACCGGCCGCCACGATTTGGTTCTGAAGCTCGGGTTCCAAACGCAGGCCCAGAGCCGTGGCCACCAAAATTGCACCCCTCCAGGAAGACGACTCGGCCGCTCTGTCGAGAATGTAGAAGATTGCTTTCATCGTCTTTGCGGAGGTGTCAAAGGGTCAGGGATTGTGCCGGTCGAGCTTGGACTCGAGGCGGTCCATGATCGTGATGGCGCGGTTGGTGGTCTGCTGGTTGCTGCTGATGACCTCGAGCATTTCTCGGTTCGCGGTTTTGAGGTGCTCGACGAATTCCTCGTTCTGCTGGTCCATCTTCGACTCGACGCGCTCGAGGCGGCGGGTGAACCAGCGGAAAAGCACGCTGGCAAAAATGAGGCCGATCACCACGAGCGCGATCAGGTGCCAGGTGGCATCCTGTCGCGCGGCGTGGTTGACAAAGCTCAGGGCGGACTCGGGGGTCATGAGTTCGCCTGGGCGATGAGGTTGCCGACGATGGCCGTGGTCGCAACATTGGCGAGGCGCTCGGTGTTGAGGGCCGAGACTTTGGCGAGTTCGGCGGTCAACTCCGTGCGGACTTGGCTGGCCACGGTGGCGGCGCTTGGGGCTGTCGCACCGCTGACTGGTGCATCGATGCGGGCGAGTTCGGTGGCGAGTTCCACGCGCACCTCGTCGGCGATGGCGGCGGCGGTGGGGACGGTAGGCGCGTTGGTCAGGGTTGTGACGGTCGCAAGCGTGCCGCTTGGCGCGAGGCGTGAACTGATGGCGGCATCGATCCTCCCGAGTTCAACAGAAAGCTCGGTGCGGACTTGGCTGGCCACTTGTCCGGCGGTCGGTGCCGTGACTCCGGCGATGGCGGCCTCAAGGAGGCTTTGGTCTGCGGGATCGCTAGGCAGCGCATCGGTCTTCGCTTTGATGGCGGCGACATCGCTGTTGGCTGGCTCGACATAGTCAGCATCGGCGAGGCGAGTTCCGACAGCGACATCCAGCTTGGTGCTGTTGGCGTCGATTTCCTGCCTGATCTCCACGGCTGTCGGTCCGCTGGCGCTGGTCAGTGTGCGGGCGGAGTGGCTCCAGATGTCGCTCGGCGTGACCGAGGCGGGTGCGTTGGTGAGGGTATCGACAACGCCACCTGTGATGACCTTGGCCGAAGCTCCCCAGACTGCGCTGGCGTTCTGAGCGGCTGTCGGTGCGGCGGTTGTCGGGATGCTGTCGATCTTGCCTCCGGTGCGCTCGAGGTCGGCACGGACGGCAGCGACGAGGGCGATTTCGTCCACATTCTGGTTGCCGATGGCGCCGACGAGGGCGTTGAGGACAGCCTGGCCGTCGGCTTCGTTGAGGAGTGAACCTTCCACGGCTGCGGAGATTTGCGCGGGGGTTGGCGGGGTTGTGTAGTCGGCAGAGGCGAGTCGGCTCGAGATGCTTTGGTCGATGCGCCCAAGCTCGGTTCCGAGTTCCGTGCGAACGGCTGTGGCGACCGTGCTGGCGCTCGGCGCGGAGGTTGGCGCGGTGTAGTCTGCATCTGCCAGACGGCTGGAGATCGTGGCATCCAGATTACTGAGCTCTGTCAGCTCGGCGCGCACGGCTGAAGCCACAGCGGCGGCTGTCGGGGCGCTGGTCGGGGCTGTGTAGGCTGCCGAGGCCAGACGGCTTGAGACGGAGGCGTCGAGATTGGAAAGCTCGGTCAGTTCGGTGCGCACGGCGGAGGCCACCGAGGCGGCACTAGGCACGCTCGGGAGGTCGCCGGTCGTGAGGGTCGAGCGGGTGCTGGTGGCGACATCCAGACGCCCAAGCTCGGTGGATAGCTCCGTTCTCACCTGTGAGGCGATCTGGCTCGGCGTCGGCACGGTCGGCGCATTTGTAAGTGTTGTCACCGTTGCAAGCGTGCCGCTTGGCGCGAGCCTTGAGGAGACGGCAGCGTCTAGGTTGTCCAAGTTGCCAGCGCGGGCGCTTGTGAGTCCTTGTGAGGTGAGTGCATTTTGCACGGCGCTGGCGATAGATGCAGGATCGAGGACGGCTGTGCCGGTGGTCTGCATGAGAGCGCCTGTTCCTGCGGTGGCGCTGTGGGTATTCGGCACGGTGAATGTCACCGATGTGCCGCTCACGACCGAGGCGATGGTGTAGGTGCTGTTCCACTCGGTGTTCGATGCGCTGGTGACGGTGATCTGGTCGCCGACGACAAGCGGGTAGCTGTAAGCCAGCGTGGCCGTGGCGGTCGTGCCGCTGCGGGTGGCCGTGAATGGCATCGACGGGCCGTAGTTCACCGAGAGCGCCACCGATCCGCGAGCGGGGACGGTGAGGCGTCCGGTGAGGTTGCCGCTGGCGTAGCTCACGCCGCTGCGGACATCGGTTGGGTTCGCTTGGCCGAGGGCGTTGTCGGCGGTGTAGAAGCGGACAAACGAATTGGAATTGATGCCGTTGAGCGCAAATTGCGTGTAAGCGTTTGTTGGCGTGGTTCCTAAAATCAACCGCGCTCCGCCGATTGGATTTGTTCCGTTTGGTGAATAAACAAAAGTCCCGAAAGCATTTACTACGCTTGAGCTAACTCCTCCGACTCCGTTTGCTGCTGTGATGATTCCGTTGTTTGAAAAAAACGATCCCGACGAAACAATAACAGCAGGGCTTCCAACTCCAGCGTCAATAATGCAATTATTGAGTGTTACAACCGTGCTGCTACCATTTTGCCAAATAGCTGTTTGAGAGTTAGAGCTGCCTCCGGAGGCTCCTCCTGTAATAGTTGCAGAGTTGACCGTTAGATTGTTAGTTCCAAAGCAGTATATGGCAGCATTTCCATTTCCCCCCGAAGTGGTTGCTGCGGGGTTTCCAACTATAGTTGATAGATTTCCGTTTATTATTAAAAATCCTGTGCCTGCGGTGACGCCTACAGAAAAATACGAATTGAATACAGAATTAGTAACATTGCCGTTGATTGTTAGCGTCCCTGCTCCAGTTAAGTTGATGCCTCCTCGTAAAATATTTCCGTTTGCGGTGCCGCCAGTTACATTCCCGTTGAAAATTAAGGATGTGCCTGTTCCGCCTGCAAAAGTTAAAGTAGAGGATGTATGATTGCTATAAGTTGCAAGATTTGCGTTGATAGTCAAACCGGAGGCGCTCACCGTGAATCCGCCACCAGCGGCAGCTGTTCCGCCACCAACAAATGTGCCAGCATTTGAGGCATTTGTAATAAGCGCGACATCGACATTGGTGTCGATGGTGACCGTGAAAGTGTTGGAGTAGATATTGTGGCCTTGCCCATTCGGCGGCACTGAGCCGCCTGCCCATGTTGCCCCGGATGACCAGTTGCCTGTTGCGATTGCGCGATAGTTAGCCATGATTAAAGACCTTTCGAGAGGACGAATTTTTGGATGGCCGCCGAGATTTCCGCGACGGCGGTTAAAGTGGGAGCGTCAGCGCCGGAGAGGGAGCCGAGGGCGATGTTGACCGACTGCTCCTGTGCCTGCTCTGGTTCGCCGTTTTCAACCAGTCGCGTTGGGATGAAACGGGCGGCGATGGACGCATCGCTCGATCCATCGGCTAGATATTTTCCGTTGATGGCAAGGTTGAGCGAAAAAAGGTCGAAAGACTTTTCGCCGATGACGATGGGGTTGGTGGCTTTCATGGTGGTGGGTTTTGGGTTTAGGAGTAGGAAAGTGTTTCTTTGGAAGACCACGCGCCGGTGGCGCTGGCTTCTTGTGAGGTTGTTCCTGAGGCGTTGAAAATTGTCCTTGAGATTTCCCAATTCGGGCTGTCATACACCGAGCCGGTGGACGGGAAGTCCGAATAAAGGAGAAAGCCGAGGAAGGTGATGGTGCCATCGGCGGAGAGGTCGAAGGCCCAGACGCGATCGGGGGCGTCTTTGGTTCCGGCCAATTTGTAGACTTCGCCGGTGGAGGGGTTGCGCGTGTAGAGTCGGCGGTCGGCGTGGTTCACGCAAATCTCGCCGAGGGCGAGGTCGGTCGTGCTCGGGATGCGCCCGGTGACCGTGCTGCGTTTTGGGATGATTTGTGGGTTTGCCATGTGGCGGTTTTTGTTTTGCGGAGTTTTGACCCCCCGCGTGGCGAGGCGCTATTTGAGCGCCCCGCCGGGGTTGGGTTAGGGACTAGTAGCTGCCTCCATCGATGGACTGCTCGAGGCTGGACAGTCTCGACTCGATGTCAGCCACATCGGCTTCGACTGCGTCCAGGCGGCTGTCGGCGCTGGCTCCTTCGAGGGCCGTGATGCGGTTCGAGAGCGAGGTGTCGGCTGTCGCGCGAGTCGAGCTTTCGGCGTCCAGATTGCTCTGAACTGCGGCGATGTCGGACTCGAGGCCGGACACATCCGAAGCGCGGGCAGCGGCTTCGGCGGAGACTGCGGCGATGCGAGCGGACTCTTCAGCAACGATATCGGCCTCGGCTGCGGTGACGCGGGTGGTCAGCGCGGAGAGGTCGCTCGAGACACCATTGATCGAGGTCTGGAGGCCGGAGTCGCCAGCGATGCGGGCGGTCTCTTCGGCGGCGATGTCGTCGTTGATCGAGGAGATTGCGGATGCCAGGGCGTTGTCGTTCGTGAGATCGACCGAGTTGATCAAGCTGACGATTTCCGCGAAGCTGTCCTTATCAGCCTGTGAGGCAGAAAGGATCGCATCGATGCGGCCTTTTTCCGTGGTGATCTTGCCGTCCAAAGCGGTGTCGGCTGCTTCCAAATTGGAAACGGCTGAGCTGATCGCGGACTGGCGGGCGGATGTCTCGGCAGCGATGTCGTCGGCGAGGTCGCTCTCGGCACCTTGAGCGCGGGAGATTTCGGCATTGAGGTTCGAGGTGAGAGTTGTGTCGGCTGCTTCGCGGGCGGATTGCTCGCTCGAAACGGCGCTGTCAACATAGGTCTTCTTGGCGAAGACATGCTCGCCGCCGATGGCGAGAACGCCTTCGGCTGTGCCGATGAAGAGTGACTTGTTCAGCGTGTCGAATGCGACTTCACCAGTCTGCAAGGAGACGGGAGCGCCTGAACCGCGTTTGATTTTGATGATTGGATTGGCCATGGCTAATTAGGTGGTGGTGGTGGTTTTGGTTGGGCTGTTCGTGGGTGGGTGAGTTGTCAAAAATTGCCCGCGTCGATCACGGGGATCATGAGTGCGTAGGCGCTCGCGGTGGTGCTCCAGCGGTAGGGCATGCCTTCGTCAAGGGCCATGTAGAGGCGGTCGGGTTTCCCGACGCTCGGAAAGCTCGAGCGGCTCGGGTATTCGACGACGCTCGGCGGGAGGGTGAGTTCGAACGAGGAGAGATCGAGCGTCTGCGTGATGTTGCTCTCGGTGATTGTCGTCATGTGTAGGAGAGCGATGTGCGGTTAGCCCACGAGCCGACGGCGGTGGCGGTGGCGAGGATTTGGCCTGCGGCGTTGAGGGTGCTGCGGCGAATGGTCCAGCTTGTGGCGGTCTCTGGGAGTGCTGGCGCGGCGGGGCGGTCGGCATTGAGGAGGCGGCCGCTGTAGGTGGTGAGGCCGTTGGCGGATTGGTCGAAGGCGAAGAGGTAGAGGGTGGGGTCGATCGGGCGCTGGACGGTGCGCAGGCCGAGGGCGGTGCAGGAGATTTGCATTCCGCTGGCGGGCGGCTCGTCGAATGTGATGGTGCCGGTGGCTTCGCTGACCGTGTAGTCGGTGGCGGGGGTTTGCACGACGCCGTTGAGGGCGACGAGGACATGCTCGGGATCGCTGCTGACGAGGCCGTCGATCGGGAAGGTGGTGGCAACGCCGGTGCCGACGCGGACCGTTGTGTTGATCGAGAGGCCAGGGGCGCTGGCGATGATGAAATCCGACAGGCCGGTGATCTCGGTGGCGGCGTGGGTGTGGATCGTGTCGGCTTTTGAAAGATCGACCCAGACCTTGAATGCGGGGGAGGCGGAGGGATCGAAGGCGGCCCAGTAGCTTCCGGGCGGTGGATATCCGGGGTTCGGCTCTCCGATGCGGATGTAGAGTTCGCCGTTGTAGCTGACGACTTGCCCAGGGGAGTAGTCCGCGCCGTTGTTGTAGGCGCCTTGGTAATCGACGGGCTCGGGCTGGAGGGCGGTGTCGGCCTTGGCTCCTTGGGCGGCGGTGGCTTTGCCGTCGATCTGCGTCTGGAGACTGCCGATGCTGGCGGCTGCTTCGGCGATGGAGTCGAGCGAGGCTGGGTCCAGATTCGCTGCTAGATAATCAATCCGCGTCGAGAGCGCGGCATCTCCGGCGATGCGTGCATTTTGCTCCGTCGTGAGATCGGCGGTGCGGGCGATGGTGGCGGCGAGGCGGGCGTCGGGCAGCGTGCCGGTGGTGAGCAGCGAGGCGTCGGTGGTGGGAGGCGCGGCGGCGACGACAGCGGCCGCGAAGTCGGTGATCTTGCTGGAAAGGTGTGGCGCGGGCGGGAACTCGGTGGGCTTGCCGGTGATGGCGTCCCAGGTCGTCGCCAAAGTGGTGACAACGCCATCCGCGTCGATGGTGGCAAAGTCTCCGTTCGGCAGGAGGTAAAGCCGCTTGCCGGAGGCGGGAACCTGTGGCGCGCTTCCAGCGATGCCGAAATTGATGAAACGGACGAGATTGCTCATGGTGCGGTCGGGGCGGCCATGAAGCCGATTCCGTTGTTGCTGCTTTGCGCGAGAAAGGCTTGGCGGGTTCGGAGGGGGGTCATCCACTTGTCGTTGTCGGTGCCTGCTTCGGCTTCGGCTTGGGTGGCTTTGCCGTCGGGAACGGCGGCGGGGGTGCCTTCGGTGCCGATGATGACGGAGTTTTGAATCTCGACCTGGAGGGTCGCCGTGCGGAGGGCTTGGGCGGGAGCAGTCCACTTGACCTCGAGGTAGGCGGCGATGCTGTCGGGGGACGAGGAGAAGGCGGCCTCGACCGGCTGGGTATTGAGATCGAGGATGGTTTGGCCGTGGGCCGCCAGAGCGAGAAAGTTGGCGTCGGAGAACGAGGACTTGAGCGCGACGGTGGCCTGCGTGCCGGGGATCGCGGAGATGGCTACGCCGTTTTCAACGAAAATGACCTCGATCGGCACTTGGTCGCGGCGCTTGAGCACGAGCGTCTGGAGCGCGACATTCGACGCGGCGGACTTCACGAAGCGCCGGGCTTTTTGGTCGAGGAAGAGTTTCATGCCGCTCGAGCGAGCGGCGGGTGTCAAATCGGGCGGCTCTCCGAGCGTCTCCTAATGCGGAGAGCGGAAGGCGGAGGGCGGAAAGATGCGGTCACTCCCTACCCGTCTTCTCTTCTGCGATAGTAGTAATTCTGCATTTCCAAAATTAAGCCAGGGTGGGCATATGAGGTGAATTCGAGTAATCCGTTATGCCCAATTTTAATATGCTTTTCGGAGTCGAGTGTAGATAATGCCTGCGTTCTTATGCAGTAACCCCTGTTTTTAAACTCGCCATGCCATTCGTGAAAACATTTCATAGGAACTGCGCCTAGAGAAATGGAGGAGTAGCTTTTAGCCCATTCCAGAAACGGCCTTCGATTAGACCCTAGCAATGACCAAACGTAATCCCACATTTCACCTCTTACTAAGAGGACACTCATCAAGGAGTCGGCACCGCCCGTAATGGAATATTGAAATAGCCCTGCACCTCGCTCCCATAGCTTGCGCCTCATGGCCCAAGCAAGTCCCGGATGAGTATCCCATTTGGAAGTGCACTCCTTCTTAAATCCTACTGAAGGGCGATTCATAAAAATGGATCCATCCTTGTCTGTGAGGTAGGCATGTTCAAACATTTGAACTATTTCATAGTTCTCAAGCGCCTTCTCTGTGGCATTGGCCCAATCCGGCCTATCGAACCATACATCGGCATCAACCCACGCTATGTTATCATACTTTGCTGGCACCATTTTTTCGGCAATATTCAGCGCCCTTTCTTTTTGCCACATAATCTGGTTGCAGTTGGCTTCAATCTGAACCCAATTTTCAACTCCTGTAGTGATAGGCATATGTCCTTCGGCATAAATTTCCACCCCATATACAGGGACCCCATCGCGCTTCATTTGACGTAGAAAGCGCCAAAGATTTTGTCGAGGGCGATCATACCCTGCAAAATTGTAGTGGCATGTTACTATTGCGAGCATTATTGGGCACTCCACTTAGGGGGGGCAAGTGGACAGGTGCTGGTAGCCATTCGTAATTTCGCTTGGGTGCTGCAACCGCATTCTGAACACTTTCCTGTTCCCCCAAATCCTGTGGCATCCCAGAACTCACACCCCCTGCAAATGGCCAACCGCGCTTCCAGAGTTTCTGCGGAAGCCATGGCAAAACCAGCCTTAGCCCATCCAACAACACTTAAACCGAGGCTCTTGGCCTTCTGCGCGAGTGTTGGCTCCGTAGGTGTAACCACCCGGCCCCCTAGAACCCCATTTGCAAAATCCGCATCAGCCCGAGTGATTTGACGAGTTTTATTGACGGTATCGAATTGGGGGCGATCATTAAGCTCAAGGATTTCTTCCCCATTGCCTAATATATTGATTTGTGGGACCCCCCCCAGAACTATGTTCCACTTGTCTCCTGAGCGAACCCAGACATTAAACCGTTCGGCTCGCTCTATTGGAAACTCGGCGATAAACAGGCTCTGTAGTCTATCGCCTTGCGAAGCAGTGACGTTTGTTTTGGATATAGACTTAGGGACGTTGTCGTAAATGACGACTTGGATGTCTTGGGCGTTCGGCACGAGCGATGTCGGTATATCTAAACGGATTTTAGTTTGCATATTGCATAGTAAAAGGAGGGGTATCTATTTGGCTTTTATTCGAAGGATGGTATCCCAGTCCGGGGGTAAGAATCGCCAGAATGTTTTTGTGGGCAAAAGCCCCATAAAGAGTGTCCACACTAAGGTATTCTCGGCCTTCGATAAGATCAATCATCCGGGCGACTCCTGCGCGGCTATACCACATGAAGAAAGACCCGGGAGGAGATATTTTAACTAACGCGGCCCCCGCCCCCTTGATTGGAGTAGCGTGAACTGCTTCATCCCAATCGACTCTTTTTCCGTGAATTGTGTTATTGAGGATTTGCCAGCCATACATCCTTCTCGGTTCGACGAACCCATTGCAGATGATAGCCTCGATTTGAGGCGAGTGTCGTCTGGCTAGAGATATGCGCTCTTCGAGCTTATCCGCTCCATCTAATGGAACGGCGTCATCTTCAAAGACAACCACCCCATCTTCCGTAAGATCGTGCTCAATAGATTTTAGCAAATACTTATGGGAAAGAGAGCAACCCATGATCCCGCTTAGAGAATAGCGGTGATTGCCGAATGTTCCATAGGGGGAGAACGACAACTTTTCCAGCTCCCGACGACCACGATCCAAGTCCGAATTCGGAATTGTGTGTTTGTCTACCGCGTCGAAATATTCCACCCTAAAGCCGAGGCCCTTCACCCACATCGCATCAAATTCTTTACGTCGAAGGACACTTCTTTTTAAGTTGATGCAAAATAGCCTGATTGCCATATATTCAGAACTATGAGCAGCACGCGCAAACTTCTATTATGACGGTTTCACACCCATTCCAAGCCTCCTCTTCTTCATATTCATTGCACAACCCAAGTCTTTCTCGCGTTCCTGGGCAGCAATCGGGGGATTCTCCATAGTTAGTCTGTGTCCAACTACCGCAAAAACACGCGGGGTCATATTGAGGCTGCCAAAGATGCTCAGGATACTGACAATCATTCCTGCAACCGCAACATCCGCACGATACCGCGCGGAGGCCGCCGTCGGTTTTGATTTTGATCTTGTTGTCGGAAGTGCGGCCTAGGGTCATTAACATTGCTCCGTGGCGAGCCAGGTTAGCGCGCCGCCCACCGCGCCGAGGACATGGGTGCCGCTGCTCGGAGCGGCGGGGATTTTGAGTTTGCGCTGAGCGTGGCCGCCTTTTCCGGTGGTGGTCTCGATGAGCGATTCGTCGGCATCGAGAGTCGCAAAAACAAAGTTTTTATCCAAGTCGCTCGCTTTAAGCTGATATGGGTATCCGCCAGTCGCAGGATCTCCGCCGCTCTGCGCTTTTTCCTGGAATGAGACTGGCGGGTCGGCGGCCATCAGATTTTAGTGAAAACGAAGGGCGTGCTGGTGATCGACTCTCCAACCGCTTGGAACGAAGCCGTGTATTCTAGAAATTGCCCGTAATCAACACTTTCGCATCGAGTTAGATTTAATGAAATACCATGGGGCTTTGCTGTAAAGTCTCCACTGCAAAAATCTTGATCAATATCGAAAATGACTATGGATGTTTGCCCATCTCCGCCCATGGCGGGCTTATAGTATCTAGCGGTTATTCCTCGACCAAGCAATTCTTGCAAATGGGTTATTGATAATTGATTTGTAATTAGCTCTCCGGTTAGGGTGTGGATAGTGATCTGCGAAGATGGTGGCAACAGCGAAAGATTGCTCCCCTTGGCAGCAACAAAGAAAACAGTAATGTCGTCGGCCAAGACATCTATTGATTCCGTCATGGTGTATGAAACCGTGCTAGAACCACCTTCATCACTTTCACTTCCATCACTAAAAGGGTCTAGTATGCCGTTCACGCTCCCCGTTATGTTTAAAGTCATCGCGCGCTTTTGGCGCGAAATGTGCTGGCCTGTCCTCCAGCGACCGTAGGCCGTGACGGTGCAGCGCATGAATCCGTCCCCGGTGTCTTGGTAGTCAGGGGCTGGGAAGATGTAGGCGCCATCGATGCACGGCTGCGAGTCAGTGATGGCGTCGCCTTCCTCGAAGGCGTCGTAGGTAGCCAAGGCTTTCGGCGCGATGTAGGTCTGCTGGATGAGGCAGAGGCCGCTGGAGAAGGTCTTCGTGAGGCGGTCGCCCTGCTTGATCCATGGGCTGGCGGCGGATTTGCGGTAGATGATTTGTGGCATGGTGGCTAGGCGGCGAGTGCGGCGACGGGGAGGCGGGGTTCGATTTTTTCGAGGAGGGTTTTGATTTCGCCGACGAGGGAGTCGAGGCCGCCGGATTTTTTGTCGGAGCCACTGGCTTGGGAGGCGGTTTGACCGGATTGTCCGGGACGGTCTACGGCGGTGCCTTTTTTGGCAAATTTTTCGCGGAAGGATGCGTTGGCTTCAGCTTGGCGATCTTTAAGAGACTTAGGCGCCACATCCGAAGAAGCAACGGCGGTGTCTTTTTTGGCGAAGCTGTCGCGGAAAGATTGCTGGCCTGCGGCGACGCGCTGCCTAAATGGCAGGGCGGCGAATTCCTCGGCGGCTTGCTTGTCGGCGGCTTTTTGGGCGATGCTTTCCTCTTTGCGGGCGATGCGACCGGCGGCGCGCTCGGCTCCGGCAAAGTCTCCCCGATCGATCGCGTCTTGGGCGGCTTTAGTGTTCTTGCCGCCTTTATCGACCGCATCTTTGGCGCGGGCGTCTTCGATGCTTTTGAAGAGCTTGGCGGATTCGGAGAGTTCTTTTTTAATGTTCCCTGCCGAGCCTTCGGCTTTGGAAAAGGATTTGGCGACCTCCTCGGCATCCCCTGCGGCGCCTTTGGTTTTCGTGGCGGTGGCATCGGCGGCGATGGTGGATTTCTCGAATTCCTCGCGGAGCTTCTTGCCGGACTCGGTAACGGCGGCTAATTTCTCGGAGGCGACGGTGGTGGATTCTTTCGCGCCGAAAAAGTCCTTGTCGCTCTTCTCGAGGGTGTTCACGAGCTTGCCGAATTCATCTTTGGCGCGGATCGATCCATCCACGATCTTCGCACCGTATTCAGCCGAGGCGGCTCCGAGACCGGCGCTGAGTTTATCTAGGCCAGAGCCTCCGGCTTTCTCAAAGGATGTCTGGAAGGTGTTCCCGCCATTTTGCATGACGCCCTTCAAAGCGCTGTCGAGCTTGCCCGATACGAATCCAATCGGATCTTTCATCGCGGCTTGGAAATCCTGCGCCACGGCGGTGAGCACGCGGGAGAATTTGGTCGTGAAAAAATCCACGACATTCGCGATGGCCGCGCCCAGCCAGGTCTCGAAGGCTTTGACTACACCGCGAATCGAGTCGATATAAGCTTTGGCGCTATCGATGTAAGCCTTGATAAGCGTGTTCCCGAGAACACCTGCAATGATGCTAGGCAGGTCGCTGGAGAAAAAGGCGGAGAGAAACTTGCCTGCATCGATGAGCGAGTTGAGGTAGTTGTTCCCAGCGGTCTTCACGCCTGCGATGAGCGCCGCGCCGAGGGCTTCGATGGCGGGCATGGGGGCCTTGAATGCGCCGATGAGGAAATCCGCAACGCTCATGACTTGCTTCATGAGGGCTTGGCCCCAACCGGCGGCATCGATGCCCGAGAGAGATTTTGTGAAGGCATTTAAAGCAGGCAGAGCGGCCTCCATAAAACCAGCGGCGAATTCCATTGTTTTTGATTTTGAGCCGAAAAGCTGGTCGCCAAGCTGATCTAATGCCGCGCCACTGCGGTCCATCACGCCGGGGAGGCTGCCGAGTTGGCCTTTGGCGGCATCGATCTCGCCTGCGAAATTATTAAGCACCGGCAAAAGCTCGCCGCCGGATTTCCCGAAAACTTCCATCGCGGCGCGGGCGCGCTCGGCGGGGTCGGAAATGCCGGCGATCTTCTTGGCGAAGACTTGCATCTGCTCGGAGGGCGTCTTGCCTTCCAAGTCCTTCATGGAAATCCCAAGGGCGCTCATCGTTGCCGATTGCTCCGCGCCCCCGGCAGCGGCTTCCGCCATGAACTTTTGAT